TGTTAGTCCACAGGTCTTCCATGCTTCCAAGAAACTTTTCGTCTTTTAGTAGATGATTGAAACCGGTACTTGCAATGTTTTTAATAGCGCCAAATTTTGTTAACATGGGATCTTTTCCACCGGGAGGCGTTTTCCATGTCGTGCTTGTAACCACAGAATCTCCTGCCGCATTAGTTTCTCTTTTAATATCGTAGTAAGCGTTATTTGCAGACTCAGTCGTTCCTAATATAGTCGTAGCAGCGCTTTGAGATTCCTTGGAGGTATCTGCTATTGTTCTAAAATAAGACTCAGGATCAGTACCACCACTGGTAACAGACATGTATTCGTCAATATTGAACGCATCGGTAACATTGTTTTCATCATCTAATTGATACAAATAAAATTTTCCATCTTTTGCTGCAATTTCAACATTACCATCTTCCACTAAAGAAAGTAATATTTGCTGTTGAGCACTTGGCACTCCTCCAGCTATTGCACCTGGGGTTCCAAATGGTTTTGCTAAAGCTGCTTTTAAAGAGGTAGCCGCTGCGTAAATTGCAGGAGCTTGTTTTGCATACTTTGTAACAGTTCCCATAATCTCTTGCAATGCAGCATTTCCTGTACTAGAGTCAAGCCCACTGTTAGGATCATTTAAAGCAGTTTTTATATCAACGAATTTATCCATTAATCCGTAAAGCATTGTATTTTTACTTTTTTCCCAAGTACTGTTAGGCAATGTATCTATCAGTGCAACTTTATCGTATTGCAAAGTTGTAAGATCGTTTCTTTCTTTAATAAGGTTAAGTTGTTGTTGCTTTTCAAATCTTATATTCGCTTGCCGAGCTTGAAGTCCTGCTGCGATACTTGTACCAATAGAAGCAATATCTTTGCCTATGTTACTCCAATTAGCTGCTCCTCCGCTACCTCCACTAGAACCTCCATTACCGGTTATCCTAGCCGCTTTGATTGCAGGTGGATTAAAATTTATTGTGTTTGCCATGTGATACCTTATTTATTCTCTTATTTTGATAATGCTGACCCTAGCAACTGTCCTCCCATTGAAGCTATTCCTCCAAACATACTGTTTGCTCCTGCCGCCGCTGACGCCGCTTGTGCTGAAGCTTGCTGCGCTTGTCCTGACAGTCTAGCCATCTGGTTCTCATCTCTTTGTTCTTGAGATTCAAATTGGTAGGCTTTCCCTTGAGCTTCTGCTGATTGTAAACGAAGTTCGTCTTGCATTCCAATATTTTGCATTCTTTCAGCTTCTGCCATTTGACGTTCATTTAATTTTTGTTCACCTTCAGCCCTCATTTTTTCATTAGATGATTCTTGTGTTTCTATGCTAGCGGAGATACCTTTTTTAGATCTTAAAGCCGCTTGAGCTAATGCTGTTGCACCCCCAGCTCCTGCACCAGTAGCCAACATAGTATCTAAAGTATTTGCTAAAGAAATATCAGCTTCTTCTGCTTGCATCTCGGCCGCTTGAGTAGCTACTCCTAATTGAGCAAAAGGATTTGACATTTTACTGCTTAAGTCTTCTGCCATATCAGTTATGCTTTCCATCCCTGCATATGGATTTATAACCACAGCTCTGTTATTTTCAATACTTTTAATTTGAGCTCTTGCTGCGGCTGCTTGCCTTTCAGCTGCTCTTGCCGCACTCCTTGCTCCCATACCACCTAAAATACTTCCGCCAAGTGATAAAACGGCTCCTGTTACTGCTGCCATGCTTATATTTTTTTTATTATTTCATGGGATGGATTATCATCCACTGTATACCCTAGTTTTTTATGTTTATCTATAAGGCTTTTGCTTCTGCCTATACTTAGAATAACTTCAAAACCACCCTCAACCGCCCATTCTTCCAATGAAGATATTAGTAGTTCTATAGCTTCTGATTTATTTCTTTCTTCTGGATTACCTACAATCCATTCCATCCACGATATTTTTGAATTTGTACCATATAGAAAACCAGCTACAATAGGTGTACCATCTCTTTCGATCATAATACCACCCGTACCGTTTTCCGGTAATAAATTTCTAGCTAATGGCTCCCAATCTGGCCAAGACTCCCACCATTTTACAATAGTGTCATAGTCATCGTGCTGTAGTCTTCTTTTACTTAATTCCATTTAATTTAATTTAATAAGATGATTCAACATATTCTGTTGAAACTGCAAATAGTTCTTTTTGACTCTGAGTTGCGTTTGTTCCTGTTAAAGACATTTCAACAGTGCTAAAAAACCCTCTAACTCCAGTCATAGAGTTTCCAAAAACAATAGCTCCTCTTTGTTGAGGTGTATTGTTATTTATGTTTGCAAAATATTTATCTTCTTTATTTATAAATTGATTTGAAAATAACTGAGCTTGCAAAGCGGCCGATCCATTAGGCGCTACGTATTGCGTTATGGGCACCCCTTGGTTTTGACTTGTAGTAATAGAGGTTGCTTCCCAGCCTTCAGATCCTTCGTAATTAATTGTTTTAAAAACTTTAACCATTGAAACCTTAGGATTAAATATAAAGGTTACTTTAGAAGGGCTAGCTACATTATAAAATGTGCTATAATCTCCGGCATTATTATAGTGTTGCCAAATTCCTCCTTTTTTAAACGAATAAAATTTGTTTTTTAAACTTGCTATAAAATCTGGTGCATATGTGTAAAAACTTGTCCAACCTTTTACGCTTTCATCAAAAGAAAGAGTGTCATAGTCGTCGTTAGATATTGGCGCAAATTGACCACTATAAAGTAATGAAATATCGTATTTTTTAGTATGTAAATCATATCCACCTACAATCTTTGATGTTGAAGATAACGTAGACAAGCTATCTCTAAAGTAATCAGTCATACCATATCTAGATATTTCTTCAATACCGTCCATAGATAATCTAAGTACCGCATTTCTTTTTCTATCTGTAAAGTACTTTCTATATCCGTATACAGCAAAGCTTTCTGGTTCTGTGGATATACCATATTCTCCTCCGTAAGGCTGCACAACACCTATAACTAAATTGCTCGAGGTTACAGTACCACCTCCTTCGGCTGAGTAAATAGCGTCTTTATCTATTAAAGCTCTACTGACTTTATCTTCTTGGAATATAATTAAGTTAGAATCTTCTGCATACAGTTTTTGTATACTACCATAAGCAGGATCAACCGCTTTGGTTATTTCAGATCCTACAGGAAATTGATTAGTATTATTAACACCTGTTCTAGAATTATAAATACCTGAATATATTAAAGCGTTGTCTCTAATTTCGCCTTGTGTATTTTCATCTACGGCGTAAGCTCTAACTCCGTAATCAATATTTGTATTGTTATACCCACCTCTGATCCTAGCTTCTTCAATAAACCAATCACTCTCTGGGGTAGATACATAATTTTGGGGAACTCCAGCAAAATTTACAATACCCCCAAATACGCAAGTATTGTTACCTATTTCAATATCAAAAAGAGGTGCTTCATTTAAAATAAAGGTAGTATTACTTATCAGCTGGAATATATATCCTGTAAATTGTTCTCCTGTAGTTCCATTCTGTATAATAACCTCCGACCCTTGTCCTGCTGTAATTGAAGCAAAACTTGGATTTACCGTTATCAAAGCCTTATTTACCTGATCTTGATTTGTTACAGCTCGGGTAGCACCCGCGGAACCTACTCCTGATTCTGTTAAAGTTTTAATTTTCTTTAACCAAAAGGAGTTATAATATTTTACTTCTAAGATAGCTGCCATATTATTTAATTACCTATTTTTTATTATTATTACTAATTTATTAACCCTAAACCGGGAAAAAAGGTCCCCAACTAGTAAACCCAATAGGTGGCTGTGGATTAACACTTGAATTGTTTGGTCGGCTTCTGCCCCACGCATATGATCCTGGATAACCTGGTCCTCTGGGTTGAAAATTGCTATTAATAGGGGGCCAACTATTGGTTGCGTTTGCGCTTTTTTGGATTGGCAAATAAGGAGGCACTCCTGTTTTTACAGTAGTATTGTTTACATCCCAAGTTGCACTTGATCTACAAAACCAAACATCAGGTGGATTAAGCGTAGGACCACCACCACCACTAAAATCTATCCAATTAAATTGCGCATCCAGCAACGCTGTATCATTAGCTCCACCGGCTCCTAATCTTTTAAATACGTACTGTGTACTAGTATTTCCAGAACCCCCAGGAGGATTAAAAGCGTACGGAGTTATAAGGCTAGGGCTAGTAAAATATCGCGTGTTATATTCAGCAAAAGGAGTGTCTGCGTAATATTTTATGGAAGACGGAAGCGTTGGATTAACACCGTCTGTAAATTGATAAACTATTTGTGAGAAATCTGTACCTGGATAATGTAAATCCCTCACGTATACATTCCCAACCATTTGAGGCGGTAAAAAGCCAGACGCTCGAGTAAAGTTTGCCAACCATGCGTATTCATACATAGTGTCTCCATAAGCAAGCCATGAGTTTGCTCCTCCAATATCAGGTAGAGTTTGAAGATCGGTTTCTAAGTATAGAAAAGGCCAAGCCCCTATAGAGTCTTGAGGTAGCACGCCGTTTAAATCCTGCGCTTCTACCCAAGGCGCGTTAGTTCCCCCAATAGGTATTCCAGTAGTAGGACTAATTGGTCTTTTATATGCTCTTAAAGTTATAGACCCTCTATACTGAGTTTGATTTGTTGGAGGTCCTGGTGGACATGGATAAATAAACCAATCTTCAAATCCTAAAACGAACTCACCAGACTTTAAAGCTGGAGCGAGTGGTCCTCCTACACTTAAATTAGGGGGGAAAACAACCAAATCAGATAAAAAGTCAAAAGCATCTTCCGGTGTTAAGCCGCTGTAAGAAAAATCAGATAAATAAAATATTATATTCTTTTCATTTGGAACAACCCCGCCACCGCAGAAGTCATTTATCTGAACCTCTCCTCCATTTAGTGGGTTAGGAAAGTTTGTTTGTTGGAATCCTTTTGTTAATTGAATATTTCCCCTAACCTCTTTTGCACCCGGATCTATGTAAATTGCCGGGTCTACATATCTGTTTATATTTGAAGCGTCAGTTAATCTAATTTCAAGCGGGTAGCTTCCGTAAGGGGCGCTAAGCCCAGCTGTCGTTAGTTTAATAAACCCTTCAGGGTACATAACAAAGTAGCCTGCTGAATTACCTGCGGTAATATCCCAAACTAAATCTTCTCTTACTTGAGGGGTATTAATTGTGCCATTTACAGGGTTTACAGGGTTTGCGGAATCAAAATATACTCCAAAGTCAGCTATAACTGTGCCAAATGCACCAAAACTGTTGTCAAAAGTATAGTAAGCAGGGTTTACTAATGTAATATCAGGCTCTATATTTTTAAGCCTTCCGGTAAAGGACAATGTTTGAAACTCCCATTCCGTAGCGGGGTTTGTGTTCTGTACCTCTATAGAAAAAGTGTAAACATCTTTTTGGTAACTACCCCATAAATATGCAAATTCCGATGCTGTTGTAATCTGATAAGCCCCTTGATCCACCCCAGATGTTATTTGATTTATAGTAAATAACACGCCACTTTGTGTAATATTGCCGTCTCCATCCGTAACTGAAAAACTATTTAAAGACGTTTGAGGTATCTGCACTCCATTTTGATCTAGTGGGTAAAAAGTTTGGGTTACAATTGTGCCGATAGGATCATTTTCAAAAAGCGAAAAAGCGGTAGGCTCTAACTGAGTGGGTCCGTCATAACCAACAGCTACTTCTTCATTTATATCAGAGATAAGCCCTTGAGTAGAACTTTCCCAATAAATATCTAATGCGGAAACAAATGGGTCCGTTTCATATACAGCTAATTGAAATCTACTACTAGCTGAGCTGGTAGTCTCAAAATTAAATTTAGTATAATTTATACCAAATTGTTTATTTGTAACAATTCTAGCAATTATTGGATTACTATCTCCTTGATACAAGTAGGCGCCTGGACTAGTGGCAAATGTAATAGAATTTCCAACTGCTGCGTTTATAATTTCACTAAGCTGTACTCTTGCCCACATACCCTCTTCCGGAGTTCCACTATTATAACCATTCCCTAGTAGTGTATAATTTTGTACAAACGTATCTGGGCTAGAAACTATTGCAGTAGTTTCACTAATTATTGCTCCTCTAGGTATTAAGACATTGGTAGGTTGAACATTTTTAAGTATTAGAGAACTTCCACTAGATGTTTGACCTACAATACCGGTAAATTGTTGCTCAGTTGTATTATCTCCTATAAGATCGTTTGCATTACCTACAACAGTAGATATATCTGAAGATCTTAATGGGAAATACTGTGTATTTGAAAAAGTATAATCAATAGGCGAGGGTTCTGTTTCAGTTGTTGGATTTACTCTTCCGTATAATTTTACACTACTTCTGTATTGTTTTTGATCAGGACCAACTTCAGCTAAATCTCTAGGTACTTTATTTATGTTATCATTTATTAATGTAATATAACTTTCTTTATCATCCGTATCTGTTGAGAATGATAGTAAACCAGCTGCACTAAAAGAACTAGGTAAGTATACATTGTAATAATCTTGTTCCAATTGTTTAACAACAATTTTATAAGAGTACCACCCATTTGGATTTATGATATAAGAATATTTAACATCCGCCAGTGATGGCTGTAAATTTGATTGCGGTAAATATATATCGCTAATTCTGTCTTCAGTTGTCACTACATAAGTAGGAGCGTTTGTATCATCAACGTTTGTTACTTTTGTATAATCGCAGTATTGGCCTCTAAGGCTATCATTTATAGCAACTAAAGCTGTATGCTCTGCAGAAAACGCCGCGTCTAAAGTAAAAGTGTATTGTGTGTCCGAAATTGTTACTGACTGTGCACTGTCTATAGCAAAACCGCTTCCGTCTTCTGAAGGATTTGCATAAAGACCAGAGTCCCCTCCTTGTATAGGATCATTTACTTGTATTACTAATGAATTTCCAAACCAGTCTCTAACGCCTCTAGGCATAAAACTTGGATCGGGAATCCCAGACCCAACAGGATCGTCAGCCATATACTCAGCATATATAGTTGAACCACCAAAATTTCCTTGAAACCCAATAGTATTTTGTAATATTGGAGACAATATAACAGATGATTGTCTACCAAATTTATCTGCCAAAACCCAGCCGACTTGGTAATTTCTGTTTTGTTTAACATTATGGTTCGGGTACTCTATAAACGAAGGATAATCACAAGAAGCTACTTTAGGTTGAAAATTCACCGTATAACTTATTGTACTTGGAGGACTTGGTTTTGTTAAAAAATTACCATATACAACCCTGTTGCTAATTATTTCTTGTGTTTTAGCTTTTACAGGTACTTTATCAAAAACTCTTACTGTTTGAGCTTCTGGTAAAGTTCTAATTGGCTTTCTAGACTGGTAAGAATATATGTAAAAATTTTCTTCATTGTTGATACTATCAACATTAATTGTGTCAAGAACTTTCACTGCTAAAGAATCGGATTCTTTATAAAGTATATCTATCTCTGTTATTTTATAACTATTAATTATATTAACGCCCTTGTCTGGAAGAGGAATAATTAAATCCACATTATTTACATTGTTTTCCATCCAAGTTACTATGGTACTACTTAAAGCATTTGCTTCATTTCCCCTCAGAAAATAACCTTTTTGCTTTGGAATAAAAGCTATTTGTGTAAACGGAGCGTACACTGAATATTCGTTGTCTTCAAACTTAAATCTATATCCAAACCTAACAAATTTATCCTCTAAGTAGTCTGGATCACCAGGCCACGTAGGATCGTCACCTTGGTCGGACATCGTAGAGATTAAAAAACAAACGTTATCTCCAACCTCAATATCCTCACCACTTGCGTGATCATCGGAGGACAATGTTACTGTTGTTTGCCCGACTGTTGCTGATGGCTCCACATTTGTTACCGTTATATAGTCATATGGAAATATTGTTTCATTGCCTTCTCTAGAGGCTAGAAAAGTCATTCCTATTGTAATGTTATTATTTTCTGCAATTTCAATTATCTTTTGAGAAGTTACACTAATAACAGTAGACTTTTGTTCTTTTAGAAGAAGAATTGCTTTATACGGATTGTATTTAGATACAGATATGTTATTTTCTTTATAATAGTGAGATACACCTTCACGTAGTGCTGTAGCTACATTAATTTTTCTAGGTTGATTTCTGTTATCTGTCCAGAAAAGTAAATCTTCTAAAAGGCTAACACCTACTATTGTATTTATAGTAGAAAAATTTAAAAAATAGCCTTCAACTAAAGTTGTGTAAGATCCATTGTTTACATTATAAGAACGTATTGCACAGCTAGCGTCCGCGGGAGCAAAAGCAGTGCCGGTCCAATCCGTTGTAAAAGTAATAATACGATCATTCGTTGGATCCATAAAGTACCCAATAATTTCTATTTGACCATACACTCCAATACCTAACTGAGTACCCGATACAATTGTATTTCCTTTTATGTTTTGCAATGTACCAGCGCTGTCCTCTTCAGATTTACCTACAAGTACATTCTGAGCGGTTCTGTATTCGCCGTTAGGCAACAACCTGTCATCCAGGTCTTGATTCATTTTTGCCTTTAGAAAATTATTCTTAGCTTCAGCCATTTGATTTTAGTGTTTAATCCATTTAGATTTGTTACGCATAACTTGCGTAATTTCCTCTAACTTTATGTTTGAAAGACGTATTTTTGTATTTCTTAATTTAGCGCTTCTATCGCGTTTATATCTTTGAACTATGTATTCAGGCACGTTAACTCTTCCAGCCAAGATAGAGTACGCTATATGAGCATATAGAGCTTCTTCTGCCATCTTAGGAACCACTGTGTCAGCATCGTATGCTAATCCATCTGAAATGTATTCAAAAATTATAAGACTACCTACAAGATTACTTGAAAAAGATATTTTGCCTTCTCGGTTATTTATAGTAAACCAACCGTTCATATTGGAAGTTTCGGGATTTAATCCATAACGCTGCCCCACTGTATTACCATTCCATGTGTTTGCATTAATTTGCGCGTTTTGAAAATTTGGATCGTAAGTACCAGTAATTCTTTTATCGTCAGCATTTGCCCAGTTTTCTTCTATTATAGGAGTACCTTGTAAATTGTTAGCATATTGGTCTTGTATTGGTGCACCTGTATCAATTTCTTGAATAGGCATTTCTGTAGGGTTGGAGGTTAATCTAGTAGGGTAAATAATATGCTTAACTCCCAATGCGTCCACTCTGGATATTTTTACGTAATTAACATAATCCTGAGGTAGTATAATAGATAGATTATTTGGTACACTTAATTCTTGTTGCTTTACACTTCTTAAAGTATCATAGCTGAATTCTTGCATCCCTCGTTTAGCATGGAATAAAACATCTGTTCTCTTTACACTAGGTATAAGCTTACCGTCTCCAACATATGCTACGATAAAGTTATTGATTATTTCGTTTAAGCTAATGCCTATGTAACTACCGTAATTAGTTTCTCTAAGCCTCACTCTATAGAACCCTGCATCAAAAGCTAAGCTATCTACACGGGTTATTGTGTTATTAGCTATTTTAAAGTCAATTGTGTATTCAGGATATGGAGCTAGTCCGTTTGGGCTGTATTCAAAAATAAAATTATTTTGGTAATGATCAGAATCTAATGGACTCCACGATGTCCCACTATAAAGTTTTAATGGCTCGTCAAACGTATATACAAGTGAAAGCTCAGTTCCAGCTGCCATAATAATCTGCGATCCCGCGTAATACTGTTGATTTGTTTCGTTTATTAAACCTCCATTTGGTGCTGCCATATATTAACTTTTTTCGTTTACTTTTTCATTCTGAATTTGACCAGCTGCCAATTGCACTAATTGTGGATCTCTTACGACCACACCAGCATATAAAAGTATTCTTGTTATTAAACTTGTTTGCTCTGTTGGTTGCAATTCAAAATCTACACTATTTATAGGATCATACACATATCCTTGATTAACAGTAAAACTCCAAACAGGAGATATGGGTTTTCTTAAATAATTAGCTGTTACATTGTTTATTATAGAATCGGGATATACATAAAGCTTATTTTCTTCAAATATAAATATTGGATTATTTTCATTTGGCTTTGTAAGATCAGACATATTTATATATAAGAAGTTGTTCCTATTTAGCCTTTCGATTTCTATTTTATTGTCATATATTACAGTACCTAGTTTATAAAAATCATTTTGATAAAGAACTACATTAATTGTAAAAACTGCCGTTGCCGGGGGTATTAAATTTATAAAACCACCTCCTGGCGATATAGTGTAATCTACCCCTTCTGTTTTTAATATACCATCAAAAAAAACCTGTAATGTACCGCTTGCAACTTCGGATGCTTGTAAAACTTGAAAAGCATATGCAGCTTGCCCGACTACTGAAGCGAATGTTTCTTGTGCTGATTGCACGGGAGGTGTAGGTAAATTAAAATAGCCGCCAGGATTATAAATAGCGGTTTTAGGAGTGGTTTTGAATAAAGCTAACTTCTCTTCAAGATTTTTTACTCTATTAGAATATTCGCTATCATTTTCCGGAACACGCAGCTGTTGGTTCAAGTCTTCAAAATATTCATTGAACATTTCAAATTGAACTTGTTCTCCTATTTTGTTATATTCATCGGGAGTCAAATATCCTCGACTCTCTTTATTCATTATTAACAAAACAGTTCTATATACTGTATCTACACTTACTGCCATTTATTTCTTTTTTAAGAAGAAAAATTAGTAAAAATTAATCTAGACTTAGATCTTTCTAGTTTATCTATTTTTTCTATTAGTAATCTTTGTAAAACTCCAGGGCTTGTATTTGCTCTGTTCGCTAGTATTGCATAAATCATACAAGCGTAAAGAGCTTCTTCTGCTAGTTTTGGAATAGCAGCACTTTCATCAGTAGTTAAAGCATTTGATAAATACGTGTATGATACGTTATAACCATCTAAAAGAACACTAAAAGTTATTACTTTAGTATCATAATTAACTATATACTGATTTATTAGCGGCACTGTGTTTGGGATGTTTGGTATTTCTTCCATAAGTATAGTAGGAATTCCACCAGCTCCAGAAATTGCAGCTCTTTTTATATTTATAATTGAAACGCTGTCAGCAGGCTGTTTGTATTGGAGAACCCCCAAAATTGCAGTTGCTAAAAAAGTATCATTAAATTGACTTTTTAAAGTTTCGTATGCAAATTCTTGTAAACATCGCCTAGCATGAAAAACTACTTCAGTCCTATTTGAATCTGGTATTAATTTACCAGGCCCAGTGTAAGAAATTATAAAGTTATTTATTACATCGTTAAGAGATATAAAAGCATTTGTTAAAGTTGTATTTGCCATATTATTATTTTTGAGAGTCAGCGTTTATTTGTTGTTCTTTTTGAGAACCCAAAGACAGAGCTAATTGATCCTTACTCATTACACCCGCGTATCCTAGTATCTTGTCAATAAGCAGAGGTTGGTCTGATTCATGCAATTCAAAGTCTGTAGAATCCAAAGAGTTATATATATAGTTTCCAAGTTCTGGATCTATAGTAAATCCCCATTTAACATCTTCAGGGAAGCTTAAATAGTTTAATTGTATCGTTCCGCTAAGATTTGAAGGGTATACTTTAATAATTTTATTCTCATAAGTATATACAGGATAGAATGCAGTTGGCTTTGTTAATGGGGATTCATTAACCGTGTACACGTCTTGCTGCTGTATTCTTTGCATTTCCCTACCTGGAATATTTTCTGTATATATAACAGACCCAAGCTCTTGAACAGCAGATGATGGAGTTATTTCTTGTGCTACTATTGTTAAACTTTCACTTCTTTTGAATAAAGATATTTTTTCATCTAACAAAGCCATTCTATCAGCATAAGCTAACGAAGTCTGAGGCATTCTCAGCAGCTGATTTAACTCATCAAAATAAGATGTAAAAACTTCCTGTTGAGCCTGCGTAGCAACCCTCCCAAATTCTGTCGGCGTTAAGACACCTCTTTTTTCTTGTTCCAGAATAACTAGGACAGTTTTATACACTTTGTTTATATCTATAGACATTTTTTATTATTTTTAAGTTATAATATAAGGCCCGAGTGCACGAGCCTTAAATTATTATTACATACTATTCTAACTTTTTCTCTATAGATCGGAAAACTTCTACACCTTCGTCGGTTTTGAAAAATGCCGCCATAGCAGAATAAGGGTTTTCGTCAAAAGGAACTGTCATAAGTTTTCTATCATTAGACCCCCAGTTGAAGGTTCTTTGATCTTGAGATAACTTAATTATTCCCAATTCACTAGCTCTAATTGCTACATTTCTAAGCTGAACGTTTTCGTCGTTTGCTAATTCCATAAATAATCTTGGATTTCTTTTAGCAAAAACTAGTACGTCACGCCTTAATTCTTTAGAAGACATATTGTTTACTTGAGAACCTATTTCTACTCGCATAATTGCTTCTGCTTGATCAATGTCTATTTCCCTAGCTGCAATTAACGCATCAATCTGTAAATCTAATACATCTAGCTCATCTTCGGCTTCTTGTATTTGATCAAATTCAGAGTAAATGCTGTTTCGCATAGGATGATACAATGATAGTAGTTTTTGCATCGCTTGCTTTTCTTTAGGTACAAATAAAGTACCATCAGCAAATGTGATGTGTGTTAATGTTGCTTCACCTTTCTGCTCATCTCTAAAAGGAGAAGATTGGTTTGTCGCATATCTTAATTCTCTTTGTTCAACCTTAATAGGATCAAACCATAAAAGAGGATATCTTTGAGTATGCTTTGAAGGAATTGTATAAGTTAAAGGTTGTCTATTACTATTTAAAAAATATGTTCTGTCTTTAATTTCCCACGTTGGTTGTGTGAGTTCTTTTTTTACCGGTGCAGATTTTACAGCGGTTTCTACTTTTATTTCTTGAGGTGCTACCTCAACTTTTTTAGCTTGTGCTTTTGTAGCCATAATATAATATAATATAAATGTTAATAAGAGTAATAATTACCCCCGTCAGTTCAACGAGGGTAAGAATTACAAATTGTCTATACTACTGGAGAAGAAGTAAATAACACGAAGTTATTTGCAGCTTGCACACATAAACATCTTTCAGAAAGGAAGTGTACTTCCATTGCATCAAGATCAGATGTAGCAGCTCCCCCAACAGATCCAGTTATCCAAGACTTCATTCGTCTGTCATCAGCCTGTGAAGCTCTATAACGTACGTGTAAGAATGGACGACGGATGTTAGTTCCTAAGATTTGATCGTAAACCGTAGATGTTCCAGCAGGAACAAGGATTCCATCAATATCACTAGTACCTCCACGAGTAGAAGCATCGTTTAAGTATTTCCAGTCAGTTTTGTAGAAGTCATAAGAACCTCTTCTGAATCCAGAGAAACCTAAATTTAATGCCATCTCTTCAGAGTTTTCAAATAACCCATAAGCAGTACCACCAGCAGATCCAGCAGATACGTTAGCTAACATGTTATCAAAAGCAAGAGAAGTAGCTCTGTTTAAGAAAAGCATGTTCTCTTCAATAGCTCCTTGAGTATCTAACTGAGCAAGAATTGTGTCAAATTCAGCAATACCTTCACCTGCACCTGTTCCTCCAAATGTAGCATTAGTATATACGTTACCTCTTTCTTGAATAGCAGCGAATAAACCTTCAGTACCTTTTGCGTTGATTGTTGCGCTAAATCCAGGCACTGCAGCTTGGTTAGTAGCAAAACCTCCAGCAGCAGCAGCAAGTTCACCTTCAACTACAGACATTTCTAAGTAATCTTCAAAACGTAAGCGAGTTTCGCCTTCAGCCTTTAAGTACCATAAATATCCAGAAGTTCCAGCTTCAGTTGCAACCTCAACCCATCCAATCTGAGCAGTATCAGAACCAGAGATAGAATATTTATCTTTGATGATAATTGGTGAATTGCTAAATTGCGTAAAAGATGGAGTGATGTTTGCTGTAGATCCTGTTGTACCTTTAGCAAATTCAGATCCGTAAACAAATACCTTAAGTCCAGTTGTAGCTAAGCCAGCAAGGTTAGCAGCTTGGTAAGGATATACAACAGCAGTTGTATTAGTTACAGATGCAACAATTACTTTTTCACTAGCAGGCTTTGAAGGATCAGTAACAACCAAAGTCATGTTTGGTACAATTACGTGTCCAGCTGGTAATGTAAGAGTAGCTACTTGATCAGAACCTACCGCTTCATAAGCAACGTGTAATCTGTTTTGCTCAGACCAAATTACTTGATCAGATTGCAATGGCATTTCAGCTCCTACCATACGTAAGAACCCAGAAATAGTTCTGTTACCATAACGCTCTACTTCAGCCTCATAAATATCAGGCAAGTATTGTTGAGCGAAGTCATTAGCAGGAGTGTCACCTGCAAAGTTTAAATAGTTGGTGCTAAGAGCTTGCTGCTGCTGTGAAGGAAGCAATGAAGCTGGATAAGCGCCACCGTTTTGGAAATTTCCCATAATAAAATGTTTTTAATGTTTATTTTTTTCTAATTTTTAATCTTGAAGAATCAACACCATTAATTGCTTTTACAGAAAACCCATTCACAAATACACTGTCGGGCGCTGACTGACGCACATCTCCGGAAACATTATTAGATTTCGCTGTTATGTTACGTACTGCGTCTGCTTTACCTTGTTCGTAAAAGTGTTGAGCAATTGTATCTGCATTTCTGGCAGCAAATATAGCTTTATGGTATTGAGACTGATTTTTAACATTTCCATCGCTATCTAGAAACTTTCCGATAACTCGTGTTAAATCATTCTGTTGATCCATTACGGTGCTTGAGTCTTTTACTCCATACCTAAACTTCTTTTCTCCTACGTTGAAATCAAAACCTTTGAATTCATTTGTAAAATAAGAATTAGTATCTTGTAAAAACTTATCCCGCACTTGCACATTTGCTTGTTGCTCTTCGTTGTACCTATTGAAAAAGTCCGTAGCTTTTTGTTGGTCTTGGGTTACGCCGGGCCTCAACTTGATTTCGTCGTAATATTTACCCTTTAAACCTTCCAAATAATCCTTGGCTTTTGCAATCTCTTCTTTATACGCAATTTTCTTTTTACGTATATCCCTTTCCTCGTCTAACTCTTCATCATATGAAAAGTCTTCTAAGATAAGGCTAATATCTTCACCTTCTAAATAAGGTTTTGTTTTAGCGTAATACTCGCGTAATAACGCACTGTTGTCTATTGTAGAGTAATCCGCACTTAAGCGAACATAGTCTTGAAGCGTTCCCCCTGTTTCATTCATAAAGTTTACAACTTTTTCAATGTTTTCAGGTAATCTAACCCCGGTACTTTCTTGTTTAGCTATAGCTTCTTGAACATCTTCTTTTAAATCTTCCGCTTGTTCTTGAACCTCTTCGTTACTTATTTCTTGAAGTACTCCTTCAGTATCTTTTGTAACTTGTGGTTCTTTACTATCTTCTGCAACTTCACTAGATGTATTGATGTCTAACTTAGTGACTTGTTCGTCACTTTTGTCTTCATCAATTACTACTCTAGTAACGTCTTCTGCAGGCGCATCCAAATTAACTTTAGTAACTTCATCGTTATTTGAAAACTTCCTTGGTGTTTTGGATTTAATTTTAAAATCCCCTTCTTGTTTTACTTCTGACATAATATAATATAATTAAATAATTAAAAAATTTACTTTACTTAGGGTCAAATTGTTCTAAACCAAACCCTCCTAATACATCCATACCTGAGGACTCAAAGTTTTTTGGTGGTGAATTGTTTTGTCTTTGATTAATCAACTCACTTTGTTGCGAAGCTACTAACTTTGCTCTACCGTCTTTACGATCTTCTTTATTATTTTCTTTACCTGTTTGAGCCTGAGCATTCACTTGCGCTAACTGCATGTTGTAATCAAATTCTGTACCCATCAACTGTTTTTTAATCTCAGCCTCTTGTTGTAGTTTCTGAATGCCAAATTGCATTTTAGCTTGCTCTAACTGTATTTTTTGTTCTGTTATAACTTGTTGCTTCTGTGTTTCAACCATTGCTGTTTGTTCCGCTAATTGGGCATTAGCTTGAGCTTGAGCTTGTATGTTAGCTTGACTAGCTTCTTGGTCTCTTTGAGCTTTTTTACGCTGTTTAACTTTTAATAGTTCGTTAGCTGTTTTAATATTAGCTACATTTCTAATATCAATTGCATCTTCTAAAGCTATTAACCCCGAGCCTAGCGCGGTCTGAATGTTGTTTTCTAACATAGCTCTTTCTTCTTCGTCTGGCATTAACTCTAAGAAAATACCAAAATCGTGTAGTTGCAAACTAGCTAGTTCTTCTAAAGTTCCTACGTTGTAATTGCTTACAGATTTTTTGAGAGCTTCTGCTGTTAGCGGATAAGCTAATGCATCTGCTAATCTTAATGCAATGTTTTCACAGGTAGATAATGTTATGTACATTTGAGCTTGCAAAATATGACGTGTAGCTGTATTTGAATTTGCAGCTGCCATTTTTTGTAACCCTACTAAAGCAAATTTGTCCGGAGTACTTCCGTCTCTAGCCTCATTAAGGCCCGTGACATCACGAATCATTTGTAAATAATATTGATATGTGCTTATTAAAGCGCTTAATTTAGCTTGTCCACTAGAAGATTGTAACTCTTGAATTGGAATCTTACCTCTATTAATATCTCCATCCTGAGTTAACGACCTACCTACTATAGAACCAGTTTGAAAATACATATTTAATGCTTCTGCAGCATTATAATTAGTTCCATTCCCAAGATCAACTTCAGCTAAACCATCAACATCTACATATACACCGTCTGGTACCATACGAGATAAGACTTGCTGCATTTTTAAATGCGTAATCTGAATCATATCTGCAAATCCAGTAACGCGACTTACTAAAGAATTTATTCTACCTTTGTACATTCTTGGTGCACAAATTGAATAGTTCATTTTAACTTTTGTAGTATCAGAAAAAGGTCTTGTCATATTTTCTGACAATTCCCATTTAAGCATTTTATTTTGACCTAATATTTTAGCTCCACTATATAATACTTCTATTGATCTACCTACTCTTTCAAAATTGTCATTCTTAGGTGGATTAAAAGTGTCAGGCTTTTCTAATGCTTTTTCTAATCCAGCTTCTGTCTTTTTAATTTTAAAAACTTGATCCTGGTATGTTTTGTATTCAAAATATAAAACATTAATTTGATCATCTGTTGTATCACCACCATTCCAATTTCTTAAATAATTATTTGGTGTGTTACCCCAAGATTGTATTTTCTTTAATTCTTCTGAGGTTAATTGAGGAAACTGTTTCTTTAATTCTGAAAGCGATATTGTTTTTACTTCACCTACATAATATAAGTCTTCAAAGTTAGGATCTTCTGTATACGAATAAACCATACTAGCTGGATCACAATAGTCTACTGTAATTCCTTCAGAAGGATTAAAGTTTGTTTTTGTAGCTCCAATACCTAATACAACTAAATCGTATAAAACACGCTTTCTTTTTTCGTCATATCTATTTTTATCAAGAATAGTGTTGATAGCTGACTCTTCAGCAATTTCAACAGATTCCTTAAACTCTAACTGCATCTTTAACGAGAGTTCGTTAACGTCATTTGGTAAACTTTCTGGATCTGTGGAGTACATATTAACTTCCATAGTCTCTTGAACTTTGTCTAGAAACTCTTTAGCCATCATGTCACGCATTATTCTTTCTGCGTATTTTGTTCTTTTTTGCAAAGATTCTGGATCTTGAGCAAATGCTTGTATCTCGTATGATCTTTGCGACATACCATTAACTACTATATCTACAAATTTTGCTATTACCGGCACTGGCTTCCAGTCTAAATTCAAATAAGACAAATCACCATTAATAGCTAATTCATCTTTATATTTTTGTATTGACTGCTCTCCTCTAGCGTATAGTTTAAGTCTATGGTAGTTTTGAAAATTAGCCATAAACCTGTCACCGCCGGAGCGATTATTTCTAAACCATTCGTTCTCTATAGCTTGTCCTACTTGCACGCCATAATCTAAACTTTGCTTTACCTCTTCAGGTACCACCTGATCCGGAAATGAACTATTATAGTTAGTTGATACCATTTACATTATTTTTGAACTGTACCCTTTGTTGTCGTATTTTTTAATACTCAAAGTGTGGGATGTTATTATTCTTTCAGCCCTTGGACTGTACTTATTTTTATTGCAAGCCATAATAGCTAAACCAGAACTAATCGACGCATCATGCTTTGTTCTATTGTTTATATTAAATCTTCCCCAATCTTCAAGGGTTTTTTGCAAATACATTGTTCCATAAGTGCCATCAGATTGTAAGCCAACATAATCTTCTATGTATGCTTCTATAGCGGCTGCATGTGCTTGTTTAATATCTTCACTAGAGTTAGGCATTCCACCAATTTCTCTTTCTGTTACAGATAGCTTGTTTAAAAGTCTGTCTGGCCTATTCATTGAAAATCCTCTATAACCTCTTCTTTTTAAATAATAAAGCAATCTAGGCTTGTTATTCTCCGCAAGTATTGGCATTCCATAAAATACTAAAGCCATTAAAACATCTTCAAAAAATATGTCTGCAGTTTGAGGTCTTGCAATGTATTCTAAAAAAAACGTGTTAGCCGGATGATCTTCCATACTAAACTTAGTAAGACCATGTAATGCTCCTTTTGAACCTTTACCATCGGTAGTTCCTGAAATGTCGTATGAATCACATCCGAATGCACCCATATGTTCATTGCCTGGATATTTAATACCGTTCTTTATTATTACGCGGTTTTGTTGGTTTTTATTTGGTATCCAAGATATAATAAATCTACCATCTTTGTTAGGAGAAAATATTACTTTACTATCTTTAATTCCGTTTTCCCAATGAAAACTTCCTCGTGTTACTACATTAGAACTTCTTAAATCTTCATTGTAGTCTACTTGTTGGTATATTTTAGTTAGATTGAACAAAGATTCTTTTGCTTCATCTCTAAAAGCGTGTTGCTCTGTTCTTGGAAATTGGCGGTAATATTCGTTTAAACCATCTTGATCACTTTTTAAACCATCTACTTCGTTTTGCCAATGCTCTATTACTCCTTGATTTATACTTTCCCCATAAGGACCCCCGACATCTTCTTTGGGTGTATCGAATACAGGTAATCCATAAGAGTCAATGAATCCTTCGTAATTCCACTCCATAGGTATAAACAAAGAATATAATCCTGAGCTAGTCTGTCCGTTGCGGTTTCTCTTGGTAACATCTGAAGCATAGTAAAGTTTTTTAAAGTTTTCACCTCCTTTGTCAAGTGAATTTGATGTACTACCCATCATACATTTCCCTACAATTCTAGATCCTAGCCGTAAACAAGTTTTTGTAACTCTCCAGTTATTTAATATATTGTCAGGTCTTTCCCACTTTCCACTTTCATCGTGTACTAGTAGTTTTAATTTTTCTCCATCATAGGAGTTATCTCCTGTATTTTTCCAATCAATAGTTGTATCTAATCCTTCAAGTTCCTCAAGTTTTTCCCCTTGATCAAGCTTCTTCCTGGTAAGTTTGGATGCGGGAATACGATAGGCAAGCTCGGTTTTCGGCCTGTCCATACCGTCTTGGATAGGCTTAAAGAAGAACGGGTAGTTGACGGATATCGGTACCACCTTGTCTGTGAACATTTTCTTAGCATCAGAGCCAGACTTTGACAATATGCCAAATCGTGAATCTGAGGAAATTGTCGCGAGATTAACAGTCTCGGCTGAGGACATGAACGAAAATCCGCTCCTACGGTTTTTAAGATAGGACATTCCATAGCACCGCGCGTCTGCCTTACAAGCTTCCCAGAATATAAAGAATAATCTGTTTGACTCCCTAAAATCTGCTGCCCCAACATCAATCTTGGACCACTGCAAGTACATAAAGTGAGTACCAGTAATGTAAGTAGCCACACCTTTATTATAGAACCAAAAGCCTTGTGACCTTCGATTAAATTCTTTATCAATGTAATCATAATGGTTTTCTTTAAAGTATTCAGGTTTTGAATTCCACTCAGAAACACTTTTAATTTTTTCAAGATCTTTTGGGTAATCTAATCGCTCCCATCTATCTTTTTTAAATTTGTGAGTGTCATCTTCTTTAGGCAAAGCTATTTTTAAGTTTTGCATTTCATATACTTCGCCAATCTCTCCTGTCTTACTTATAACAACAACATCGTATTCTTTGTTGTATCCATAAACCCATTTTTTGTATCTATTGTTTTTCTTAATAACACTAGCTTTAATGTGATCAGGTATTACTTTATATAATGATTGCTCGTACATTACTTAGATCTTCCTTCAGCAAAGCCTTTAAAAGACTTGGCTCTTGTTTCAGTATTATCTCCATCAAGTATTGCTTGTTCTTCTTCGATACGATTAAGTATTTCAAATGCGTCAAAAATTGCTAGCTTTTTTGTAGCTGCAGCATTCTTAAGTCTATCCGCTGTGATATCTTCTCCAGAATCAACAATAGCTTCTTTGGCAACTTTAATTAGTTCCTCAACTGCTTTTTGCCCAGCCTGGATTATATTCCTCTTCGTTTCCTTTACGCTCATACTTAATTATAATATCATTTAATTTCATACAATACAAACGCTCGTCGTCAATAATAAATTCAAACTCTCTATAAGGTTTAAATCCAACTAAGTCCCCAGGGTTAAGTCCGAGCACTTTTAACGCGTCGTTTCCATATTTTAATATACCAATTTGTTTTTGTTCTTTGGACGCTTTAAAATCGTCCTTTTCCAATATTGGTTTTACAAAACAATAATCTAAATTTGTGTACCATTTATTATCTTTCTGGTACATATAGATTTGATCAATACTGGCAAAGTACATATCGTCTTTAAAATAAGTACTACTGTTTTTTTCAACCCCACGCATATCATAGAACCTTCTGAAAATGTTATGATGTATTATTACAACATCACCTGGTTTTATAATTGTTTTAAATGCGAGAGGAACAGCAACTACGATTGCTTCTTTGCTAACGTGACGAAAGCTTTCTATATTATTATTTAGTAACAGGCTACTGTCGCCTATTTTCTTCTCATTATTGTATCTACCTTTTAATGGTTTTACAATAAAGCTATATAAGCTATTCATTAATACTCTAAGTCATATTCAACGGATATAGCCATGTTAGAATTAAATTTCTTCCATGGCAATATCTCATTGTTTTTTTTAATGTAGATGTTGTAAGAATGATCAGCTTTATCAAGTAAGATATTCGATATCTCATGCCCTCCATAAACTTGCTGCCCTACTGCATAATGCATGGCGTCATTTTTATAATCAGAGCCTATACTGATTTTTCTTACGTTGCTACTCATCTTTAGGTACTTCTGTATATTCTCCTGTTTGAAGATTGATGCTTACTTGTCCGTATTCATCTTCAAGTTCCTTTTTAGTATCTTCAACTTGTTTATTAATATGAGCAAATTCATGGAGTAATCCGTGTTTTTGCGCTTCTAATATCCCTACTTGATTAAGTATGTCAGTTAAAGCTTTTTGTTGATCTTGAATTTTAGTTAATTGTTCTTCTTTAATTTTTGTCATTTGATTTAATTTAAGTTATATTTTAATTTTGTATCTGCTCTGGTGTAGAATATAAGCATATCTGAATCACCTTTAAATTGTCTAGACAAAGTATTTGCATCAACTAAAACATATGTTGATTCAACCTTGTGTCCATTTACTTTGTTAGTGTGTGTTGTTATCACTTTAGTGTCATCTTGAAACAATATTTTTTCTAACAAAACTAAGTCTTTTTCAAAACTAACGTTATGGATAGTTTTAACTTTATTGATATCAATAAATTCACTTACCGTTATAATACACGTATAAGATGTGTCATTCGATTCCCACATGCCTTCTAGCAACAGTTTTTCTGGCACAGGCTTAACGTCTTGTGCATAAAAAAAGCTACTAAACAATATACTTAGTACTAAGATTATTTTTTTCATTTAATTTAATTTGATTTGATTAATATTACTATTCTTTATTATTACCTGATCTTTTTGCTTTTTCCCAAGATCTACCTACAAAGTAAGCGCCATATACTGTAATCAATAATGATTGGAATATAGGCACGTATTGTTCCGCAACTGCAAAGCCCCCAATGTTACCGTCAAAAAAAGCTAAAGCAGTAAATATTACCGTTAAATATATTAACACAAGCGGCCGTATATTTTTAGACAAAAAGCTATCACTAGCCATATCTGACTTCCAACGATCTGTTACTTGAGCTTGAGCATCTTTATCAGCTTTTTCCAAGATCTCTTGTATTAATCTATGGGCCTCAAGTTTTTCCTCCTTGGTAGTAGTAAGCTTATCGATGACATTACCAACTTCTTTGATAATGCCACCCGTAAGCCATTGGAACAATTTATTCAAACTATTAGTCTAAATAGGTTTTTTGTGCAGCTCTAACTTTCTTTGGTTTATCTTTGTCAGTAACTTTTTCTGGTATATTCCCTTTTGCATAGTTATAAGCAGTTGAAACAGCTGAACTTATACTTTTTCCTATATCTTTGGTACCACTTGACCCACTAGCGAATGGGTTGTTTTTTCCTTGGTATTGGGAGCTGTCATATCCCACAGAAGAAAATCCGTGTGAAAGACCCGTACCTATGTTTTTAAGTGTATTCATAAACCCTCCTTCTGAATCTCTTTTTCTAACATTTTCAAGTTCTTTCTTGTAGCCATCTACTGGATCGTTTTGTCTAGCAGGAGATCCTGTCATTAAAGCAACAGTGTCAACTCCTCTTCCTGTTTTAGGCATATTCATTCTACCTGGTGATTGTTTGTAACCCATTTTGTTTGTTTTAGTGTTAATTGTAATTAGTTATTATTTATTTTTGGTTGTTTGCATTGGTGTTTCTATTACGTATTTAGCTCCAGGGAATATATAATCATATCCTGGATACATAACTTTAGTGTATCCTCGATCGTCAGTTCCGAGTACTTTAAAATCAACTCCCTTCATTGTTATAGCGTTCCCTTCTATAATATTCTGAGGCTTGTTAACATCGGGGCTGTTTCTTAAATAACCTAGTTTTGAAAATTTCATTATGCGTTTTTATATGCTTCTACCTCCCATGGTAGATTTTTAGCACCTTCGTTCATTTTAGATCTTGGGTATTTTTTACCTTTCCAATACACCGTATCATCGTCGTAATCTAAGTCACCTCTTCTCATTTGATCTATATGCACTTTTTCATGAGCGATCACCGCAGGGATTTCTTTAGCATCTAAGTCTTCGTTAATGATTATTGAACCACACTTATTAGCTTTACCCATAACCGGATCTCCCTCCATATCTACATGATATATTGGTGTGTTATCAATTTTATAAGGTGCCCCTTTCATTGTAAAGCCTATTCCCATTATTTGTTTCTTTTATATGGTAACATTTTGTTTAAAGCAGATTGTCTAGCTTCACACCCACACCCACCTGGAATTTTATCCGCTAATTTCTTAATACCTGTTGCTTTTGTAAACCTAGCAATAGTATCCCCAAATCCTCTGTCTTCCATATTATTAAAATCTACTGCAGCACCATCTTCTTCTAGCAGCTTTACCTCTTTCACCGTCCCAACTCTTAGATCTTGAGCAAAATGCTTTTTGTCTTTTGAAAGGCTTAGTGCCTGGTTTAGCCTTGCAGTTAGTTACAGCTTTTTTAAGTGTACTGCCAGGGTTATCTCTTTTATATTTATCAACACCTGCTTGAGTCATACCTCCTCCTGCAGCTGCACCTTCTTTTGACTTAGATTTTACTTCGTTGTAATAACCTAGTGATTTCTTTTTAGACGGTGCTGGTGGCTTTGCTTTAAGAAAAGGTGAGCCTAGTTGATTATATGCCATTATTTTTTACTTTTTAACGATAACCATTTATGCACAGTATACCCAATAGTAACTGTTAATAATATTATTTTTAAACCCATTTCTATCCTAGTAAATGTGGTTACACCTAGTGTTAAAGAATTTATAGCGTAAAGTTTAATATCTTGAGCGGTCATTATATTTTACCTTTAGCTCGTTGAGTAATTGGCTCAAAGCTATAAGGCTTGCAAGCATACTTACTTACCTCTAATCCGTCTTTTCCAGAGCTACTACCTTTTCCTTTTGGAAGCATATCAAGATCTATAGGGCCATCCCATAAGTGAGATTCACCCACGGTTCCTTGAAGAGGTTCGTTTATTTTGTGTGTGTGTGATTTTTCCATAATTTGTGTTTATATAAATTGTTCATTTATCATTTGACTAATGTCGTTGGTAATCTGTTCATTCCCCCCAGCAACAGCCGCAGGTATTTGTCCTACGCTTGCTTGTCTTGACGGTTCGCTTCCAAAGACTTGGTTTGCTGTAGATAATGCTTGATCTGAAAATCTACCCGTTGTAATATTACCCCCTACGTTAGATGCTTGATCCGCCATTGCTTCTCCTGGGGTTGCTGGAGCTGCAGATGCTATTGAGCCTACTGCTGCTGCATCCATTCCACCACCACTTGTTTCCAAAGCTTCAATTCTACTTTCAATTCCTTCTATTCTACCACTCATTTCACCTCCTCCTTGGTTTCCTTTTAGTACGCCTGTAGCTCCTCCTAAAATTCCACCTAAGCCGCTTTTACTAGCGCCAGATGCCGCTCTTGCTATTCCACTTGCCATATTATATATCTTTTGCTATTTTTGAATTTCTTTGCTCTTGAGTGTATTGTTTGGCTGACATCTTCATTGGAACAGGACTATCATCTTTTCTAAACAATCCTCCAATTTTATCAAACAACATACCAACACTACTTACCGGAGCGGTATCATCATCAGTTCCATATATACCATCCGCCCCTACTCTCCTACTTTCAAACCTTTGTGTTTTTCGATCTTGCCTTTCCTGCGTTACTTCTTCGCGTTCCACATTACGTTGCGTTTCGCGTTTAGCTCTTGATTTTTGTCGAACGTCTTGACGATCTTGCTTGCCTTGCAGCCTAGCTACTTTGTCTTCTTTACCTTGCTTTGTAGCTTTATCTATTCGTCTCTGTAAACGAGTGTCGTCTTTGCCGTCCGTCCTAGCTATTTGGTCCAACGATGCGGCAACATGAGACAACTGAAGATCAACCTGTCCTTGATCCCAATTCGCACCACCACCGCCTCCACCGTTATCTTGCACCCCGGAAGATCCAGTCACTGGCTTAGCTTTAATACCTGGTAGCGCAAAGTCTAAACCGGTTTTATAAAAAGGAGTTTTATTCATAATTTATTTTTTTTATAGCCAATCCTAACGCTCGTTCTGAATACGTTTTAGGATTTTTAATTAAAGGTATCTCTTCTTCATTTAGCAACATCTTATACATGCGTGTAATCATTTGTCTGCACTTAAAAGAAGTTTTGTATATATGGTACTTTTGTGTTGTATGATTTCTTTTTCTCCACACGCTAATCCAGCCTTCTTTTAAAAGTCTATTCCATCTTTTATTATCCCAGCTATATGCAAGCACACCTATTTTATAATCGTTTCTTGTGAAGTGGTCTAAGCAATCAAAGTACACTAGCAGTTCTAAATCCGCCTCTTGTAAGCCGTGCGTTTTAGCACTCCATTTTCTAATTATGCGGTAATGCTTTAAAACATTTAAAGAGCGCAAATCAGATACCTCTAAGCGTCTCATACTACAACTACAACATCTTGCATTTTAATGACATCGAATAGATCTCCGTTAAATTCAATTTTGTGACCAGCATGGCGATCATAATATATAACGTCTTGTTGTTGTACTCCTACTACTTCATTACCAACAGAAACCACTACAGCCTCTGTATAACGTATATCCTCTCTTTGATTCTCAGCCAGAAGTAAACCACCCTTCGTAGTGGTGGTCCCTTCTTTTGTTTTCTTTATAATTATATTTTTACCTATTGCTTTCATCTCCTACTCTTAAGTTATTGATTACACAATCGGTTGAAATTATTGTAGTAGCTACTGAAGCCGCATTTTTTAAAGCGCTCTTAGTTACCAGTAGTGGATCTATAATCCCTGCTCGTACCATATTTACGTCTTTTCCTGTAACCACATTTAGTCCTCTGTTTTTTACTTGAGGGTAAACTATATCAAGACCTGCATTTATAAGAATTGCCTCGTAAGGTGCTTTGATTGCTTCTAGCAAAACTTTTTCACCTTCACTCTTAGCTTTTATACTCATATACGCATTCAGCAAAGCGATACCTCCTCCTGGAACGATTCCTTCTTTTATTGCGGCTTTTGTAGCACAGATAGCGTCTTCAACTCTATCTTTCTTTTCTTTTAGTTCTACTTCCGAGTTTGCTCCAACTTTAACAATAGCTACTTTAGCAGAAAGACGTCCAAGTCTTTTTTCATATCGAATTTTATAACCCGCAAGTGTAGCTTCTTCAAGCTGCTTCCTAACTTGGATAGTAAGTTCTTCAACTTCTTTACTAGGCTCGCCAATTTGTAAAATTGTTTCCTCGTTGTTTGTAACTGATTTTAAACACTCACCTAAATATTCAGGTTGTATTAAATCCATATCATCACCAAGACTTTCATTTATAACAGTAGCTCCAGTTAATAAAGCTAAATCCTGCATAACTTCTTTTCTTGTAACACCGTAAGTAGGTGCGTCAATGACGTTAACTTTAATATTTCCTTTAACGTGATTCATAGCAAGTGCATTCAACACTTCTAAGCCAACGTCTGCGATTATCAAAAGACTTCGCTTGTTTTTAATAACATGTTCTAATACACTTTGAATCTTTCTAATATTAGATACTTCTGATTCTACTATTAAAACTAATGGGTTTTCTAATTCAGAAACACCTGTGTCTTTGTTACTTACAAAATGAAAGTTTTTTAATCCTTTGTCATACTGTACTCCATCGACAACTTCTGTTGTGGTTTCAGATTCATTCGAAGTTTCCATTATAACTATCCCGTTGTTACCAACTGCTTTAAAAGCATCAGCTATAATAGTTCCTAGCTCAGCATCGTTGTTTGCTGAGATTGTAGCAACTTGATTAATCATCTCCCCGGTTACCGGTATAGAGTTTTTCTCAAGTAGCTTACATACCTTAGTAACCGCTAGGTTTATACCTTCTTTTATATTACGAGCACTATGTGACTTAAGCGCTTTATATGCCTTCTTTAAGATGGCGTGCGCCAGCACTGTTGCAGTGGTTGTTCCGTCACCAGCCTCGCTAACTGTTCTTTGTGCAGCTTGTTTAATAAGTGTTGCACCTATGTTTTCTACAGGATCTAATAGCGTTATTGAATTTGCTACTGTCACACCGTCTTTTGTTATAATAGGTTGACCCGTATGGTCTTCTAAGATAACACATTTACCACTAGCTCCAAGTGTAGAGCTAACGGCTTTTGTAAGTTTCTCTATTCCAGAAAAAACCTTATCCTTGGCTTCATCGCCAAAGTTAAGATTCTTAACAATTTTGTCAGTCATGTTTGATTTGATTTAATTTAATTATATTTTAATGTTTTTATTAATATCTATATTATATATATTACCGGTTTTTTTTGGTTTTTACACCCAAGGTAACCCACCTTCAACCTGAGGATTTTCAATTTCCTCTTTTTTAGTTGCAGCCAATGTATCTACCTCCAACTCAGTTTTAGCTACTGCTTCTGGTCCAAGAGCATCTTTAACCCAGCCAATAACCAAGTCTTCGGTTAAATCCTCGTAAGGTATAAAATCAGGACCTACGATGTCCTCAAAGTTGTTTAAAAATATGTTGCTAGCGTAACCAGCTCCATCTTGTTTCTCGTAAGCAGATGTTACTTCAATTACAAAACCATCAGAGGTCTTGTGTTCCATGTTTATTATTTTCCAGCCCATGTTATTATATATAAGTTCTTATTTCTATTGCAGCTGTTGTAAGCTGGTTATCCCCTCCAAATGTTTGTATACGTAAATTATCAACGTCAATAACTTGCCAAGATACATTAAAAGTCTCTAGCTGGCTGCCATTGTTTGCAAACACTATTGTTTTGTTTAAGTGAAACTTTCCTGGAGCATTTAGATTATATACTCCCGTAGAAATTCTTGTCCACGTAAGAGGCAGCGCAACCCCAAGTGTATTCGATAAAGTAAGTTGTGTTGTTGGGGCTTGAATACCAACTTGGTTAATAAGAGCAACTACCTCTTTGTAATCACCTGCAGCTTGTGTTTCAATTATTTTACCAGTTGCATCAACTTGTAAGTTATACGCAGCGTCCCCGGTTCGAGCCCCGCTCCCGTAATCTGGTATTTTTATATTATTAGCATAAACTTCAATTGCATTATTTTGGTTACCACTATCACCATTACCTACAACAAATACTGCAGAGGTTCTTAACCTATTATATCTTCCAACAACCACTTGGTCTAAGCTTCCTGTAACTAAAAAAGAACCAACAGCGATACTGTTCTGAGTATCTACCGCATTAGAAACTCCTATTGCGTGACTTCGAAAGCCTGAGACAGTATTGCCTGTTCCAATCGCAGAAGACTGGATTGATTGAACACTATTAAGTCGCCCTAAAGCAAAACTATACGCATTACTAATAGTATTTCCAAATCCTGCAGAAAAGGAATATGCCCCGGAAACACTGTTCCCTTTTCCAAAACTAGCTGCATCCTCTCCTGTAACATTTAAAGCGTTACCATAAGCAAAAGCACTTGATCCGTTTAATGACGGGTTAGCGGTAGAATCTAATCCACCAGCAAAAGCATTACTTGTAGCAGCGGTGTTTCGTAATCCAACAACAAAACTCGAACTACCAGAAGCTACTGATTCACCTCCAAATGCAGCGGACTTTTGACCACTTGCAATTGTTTCAAAGTTAAAACTAGCAGAATGAAGGCCACTTGCTGTTGTGCCAAACCCTGTTGCTATTGTTGATTTATCAGATGCCAAGTTTCCGTATCCAAGCGCTACTGAATTAAAGTCTCCTGAAGCTACAGAGTTTGTTCCAAATTGTAAGCTATAAATATTCGACGGGTCTGTGCCTACTACTTTAAAAGAAAGTGGAGATGTCGCAATGGAACTTACATTAAAAGGGGTTGCACCAAGCCACATAGCTGCCGTTAGGTTATTTCCTGTACCTGTAACATTACCTCCTTCGTCAGTAACCCATTGAACTCCACTGACAGTAGAACTTAATACTTGACCAGCAGTACCAACGTTACCTTGGCTATCCGCTACGGCTCCTTGGAATTCTGCTTTTTCTTCAAACAAAGCATCTGCATTAAAAGTCGATGCTCCATTAACTGTAATTGCGTTTGTAGTAACCGCTCCTGTTAAAACAGAAGTGCCACTAACAGCAAGTGTACCGTTTAAAACGCTATTACCCTCTATAGTTACGTTATCGTCAAACGCACCTATACCTTCAACGGTTAAACTACCCTCTATAAAAGCACCTCCGCTTACATTTGCATTCCCGTTTAAATTTGTTGTTCCGTTTACATTGAGAATGTTTGCACTAAAAGGCGTAGAGCCTAATAATCTAACGCCTCCGTCAGCTATAAGGAAATCAGTTATAGTTAAGCCACCAGCAATTTGTAAACCACCATTAACTTTTGTCATTACAGAGTCTCCAATAGTTGTAGGACCTGTAAATACAGGTAAGGCGTTTAAGGTACCCGTTCCTGTTATAATATTTCTACTTGTAATAATATAAGAAGCGAATGTACCTAAGTCCATGTTCCTTGTAGCGTTGCTAGCTAAGCTTACATCACTTACCAATAGCAAATCTGCGTCCTCAATGCTCCCTATAGGTGGATATGTATAAATTAATGCCATTTTTGTTTGTTTTATTTTTTACGTTGTTTGTATTCTGCTTTAGTACCGTCTTTTTTGCTTCTTGATTGCGTTCCTCCCCTGTTATGGGAAGAATTTACAAATCTACCGGTGTTATGATCAAAGTCTTTACCTACCAACCAGTTTGCACCATGCTTTTTAACAGCTTCCCTCCTCTTTTTTTGGCTATCAGCCCTCTTGTCCTTGCGATCTGACGAATTTGCATAACGTAAGTCCCGCTTCTTCTTCGCTGCCGCAGCCGTTGCACTCAATTTTTGCTTAGCCATACTAATTGTATTATATATATTAAGCATATTTACATGCTTTTTACCGTTTTTACATACTCAAAACGTGACAATAGCCTATTACTATTATATATAACTACCTACTGTCGCCTTTTTATCCTAAAAAAAAAATAATAAAAAATTTTTTGTGACATATATATAAGCGATGGGTTGCAATACTATTTCTACACTACCAGCTCATAACAAAAACCCGATTTTTAAAGCCCAGTCCCCTGTGTTTTATGATCCCTGGACAGGGGTCCCGCGTTTTGATCCTGTTACAGGCTGTTATGCCTGGCTCTGGCTGCGCAGCATACTATCCGAGGTCTGCATTCTGGTCAGATATCCAGACTTTCTGTGGGATCATGCTGACATCTGTGCTGAGCTGTGATCCTGTGCTGTGGTTCTGTGCCTGCTGCCGTGTATGTACATGCATGCTGTGCTTAAGATCCTGAGCGATGTTGCTGAGCGATGCTATCGTACGATGCTACTGGTCTGTGATCCTGGTCCTGGTCCTGTGCTCTGGTCCTGATCCTGTGCTCGGCTCCGGCTCTCGGCTCTGATCGTTTATCTACGTACGTAATACGATGCGTTACCGATAATATATACGAATCTAAAATATAACAGACCATGACTACAGAAGATAATTACAACGCGCCTAACAGATCGATCGCAGACTGGATCGCAGAAGGCTACACTAAGCCGTATGCTCAGGCGTTATTCGCACAGGCTAACAAACGTAATGCGATCAGCCAACAGACAAGGGCTAACGTGCTGGCAACGATCGATGAGCTGAACCAGTATCTGGAAGGCAACGTAACGCTTGAGGCTGCAACAGATGCTTGCATGGCTTTATATCAAGCAATTATAAAAATTAAATATGCGAAAAAATAGCAAAAATACGAGCATGTATAAATTAAAAACTGTAACACGTCCTGACGGGACAACATACGAATCAGCATTCTGGATCAATCAAGTTCCACACATATGGACTGATGATCAAGAGCGCACGGCTCGAGCGATCGAAGCATTCGGGACATCGGCTTAACCAGCTGATCAGACCCCTACTATTAGCCTGGTCTTGAAACAGAACCGGAAGAGTAGACTCCGTCCTACACTATGTATAGCATGTATAGCACCGAAAGTTCTACAAACCTAACACGATCGGTTTTCGATAATATATATGTAACAAACAAATAACAATAACTAAATTAACTAAATAATCTTTACAAACTTAATACGAAGTCAAATCGATAATATAAGTGTAACAAACAAATAACAATATGAATGTAACTGAATGGATGGAGTTAGGATACTCCGCTGAAGAATCAAAAGATCTAGTAAAACAAAGTGAACTAGAAATAAAGTACACTGAGAATGCAATGTACACATGGTTAACCCATAATGAGTTCTAAACAGCGACGATAGCCTACTACTATAGTAATATAACACCCTATTGTCACCTTTTTTAAAGGAATAAGAGAGAGCGAGGTAGAGAGTAATGGCAGAGCTTACAAAATAAACTCATAACACATTACCACCCACATAGAATAAAACTTACAAACTAAATACGAGTAGTATTCGATAATATAAATGTAACAAATAAATAATAATAATAATAAATAAAAACAGTAAATTATGAACAATCAAGAATTAATTACCAACGCAATTGCGAAAATGTCTAATGAAGAAAAATCTTTAATCTTCCCACCTATTGAACGAAAAAACTTCGTAGTAAGAAAAAGTTGGTTAGGTAGAAATCAAGTAATAACTTTTGTTAACAACAAAAACCAAAAGATCACTTACAATCACGATGAAGTGTTAAAGGTAATGTTACCTAAACTAAATATCATGCCTTGTTGGATTAAGAGGGGTTATTGGTCTCAGAGTACTAATATGCCAAGTTCTGTTAGAACAACGGTTATTGAGGTAGTAGAGTTAGATGAAGTGAAGTAATCTAACTACTTTTGCGGTGTTTAAGTGTTTCCACGGTTATAGGGAGAAAACACTATGAAGTAACGGTTTTAGAACTCTTTTCGGTTTAGAAGATAGTAGTTCCAGTAAAGTGAGTTCGATTCTCACACTTCAACTAATAATTAAAATAATAATATAATGTATAGAAAATACCAAACTAACCAACAAGCGTGGGATGAAGTTACTCACGAATTTAACGAATCAAAAAGACGAACTAAAATCTGTATTGACCTGTTCGGTCAAGAAAACCTAAAAGGTTTAACTAGTGAACAACGCGATCTCTTTTGGGAATCGGTATAAATAAATACAAACAAAACACGAATAAAATTCGATAATATAAACGTAACAAATAAACTATGAAAACAAAATTCAATCACTATGTACTACTAGTACTAACAGAATTAAAAGAAATTGCAAGTGCTATACATTCTATAAAACGATAATATGGAATTTATACTAACTTGTCCTAACGGAAAACGGATCGATATGTCTACTGATATATTAAAGCAAATGACGGGTGAGATCACTCGAGACGAAGTTGAAGAAAGAATTGACTTCTATATAAACACTAATAACTATGAACAAAGAAAATAAATTAAAAACTACTCAATTCACTATCCAAGAGATATGGATGGCGATGCGCGGTAATGTTCAGAAAAGTAAGAAACAATATACTAGAAAAACTAAACACAAAAATAAATAAATAATTATGAGTAAAAATGTAGAATTCATAGACGAACTATGCGAATTAATGGGTGGAGATAGATTCTTCTTATGTGACCAATATTGTCAAGATGACTTATTCGAAATGCAAGATAAGATCGCTAATCACATTGCAAACAATGCAAACGAAGGATTAGGTTTAGCAAAGTATATGGTGAATAAATTCCCATCAACCTTTAAAACTGAACAAGTATGAAATTAAATGACTATATTGCCGTAAACGGTTGGAACTTTGAATTAGTAGAAAATGATGTAGACGATGTGTTCTACCAGTGTAGAGGCGAAGTAATGTACGACGACGAGCACGATCAAATGCCAGAACCAAGTCTTTGGCGAGCAGCGGAAAAGTTGGAAGAAATCTTAACTAAAGACGGATTAAATGTATACGCTAGTCACAGTGAAAAAGGCTGGGTTGAAGTAACTATAAATAAATAACTATGAACCTAACTAAAGAAGAAATATCAGCAATAGCGGATCGCTTAGACGATATAATAGGTGCCCACTTTCATGACGCCATATTAAGTGTATTATTTGAAAGAGAAGATAACTTTTCCTCTGATGAAGAAATAAGTGACGAAGATATACAAAGAATTAAAGACGAACTAAAAAGAACACTATGATGACTATGAAAGAAGCGTGCGAATACGTTGCAAACCAGAAAAAAGCAAATGCAGTGCACCGCAACAATGTTGTTAAGCAAGGTGGATCTTGTAGCGGAGTAACCGACAAACAATACAAAAGTATTAAGGTGAAAGTTAAAGGAGCTGGAACTAAAGGTAAAACTCACTCGCACACTAAAGTATGGAACTATAACAGTAGCGGAATACATATTTTACAAAACTAATACGAACTAAAATCGATAATATAATTGAATATAAAATATAAAACTATGAAATCAATAAAATTTTTAAAGTCTAAAGAAATAAGTTTAGACGGCGCCAAGTACAGACCGTACTTAATAGGTTCATTGCCTCAAGGATTCGCGTTCATCTATGATGAAGAAGACGATAAAGACGGTATAACTACATGGTTTAACTATAAAGGATTTACTTATGTTCCAGTATAGAAACAAAAAATACGAGTATACTGAGTGGATAACTTATACAGA